AAACCATAATTTCTTAATTTTTGACGGCGTTCTTCCGTCATATTTTTTTTATACGTAATTGCTTGCTTTTTTCTTTGCTCTTCAGAAACTGGGTGTCCTTTTAAAGAAGAAGAAATTTTAGCACGCCGTTCTAATGAAACCTTAACCCCAGTTGCTCCACCTTCTCCACCAGAAGACAGATTGGCAAGTTCTATATTGGCTTCGCGCCAAAATTTTATGCGATCAATTTCTAACTTATATGCTTCTGATTCTTTTAAATTAGAAGCAACAATTTTTATTTCTACTGCAAACCCAGTTCGCAAAATTTTTGAAACAATTGCTTGATGATATTTATTGCGGCGTTTCATGTCATAAGCACGCCGTCCATGCCCTTTACCTACGTAAAAGCATTCATCTCTATCAGTTCTCCAATGTTCATAAACATAAAACATTTAATTTCGCCAATAGCCGGAGACCATAGGGCTAACGTACATAGATACATACTCTGTATCTTGTTGCGCGGCAATCGCATATGACTCATCTGCCTCTGGCTTAAGCATCTGCGTAAGTGGCGGGTTCCAAATACGCGCCAAGCGATACGCCAAGCCATTGGCAAATGCCTCCAGCCAACGATAAGGAATATCAACCGTCTGGCCGCCCGTGTAGTTACTATCTTGCACTTGCGTCACGGCATAGTAAGACAACGTAGACGGGCCAGTAGATGTGTTAGGCACAGGCCATACGGTCAGGGTAGGATTGATGAGACGGTCAAACCAGTAGATCGTAGGGAAACCTTGCTGCGTCTTATTTGGATAAGAAGCATATTCCGTGCGGCTTACCGGGAGAATGATTCTGTCTACATTTTGACCGCTATTGGTTGTGGTAACATAAGCATCCAAAACCATAACCACATTTGGATCAACGCTATATGTGGAAGTACCCGTGACAAGATTAACCGTCACAAGTTCTACTTTCCAAAGATTAACGCCTTGGTTGGCCCAGCGAGACAACATTAAGTTGGTCGCCATACGAGCCGATTCCATATGCTCTTGAGCAATAGCCATGCTTCTAACCCCAGCCAAATTGAACGCGTACAGCGTCAACTCGCCAAGTGAGGGCGAAAAATTGTAAGTTCCAGATGTAGTCATTAAACGCCCTCCATCTTACGTTTTTCCCAACGCAATTTTGCTGCTTCTGATTGTTTAGCGCAAAATTCAGGCGATCTTTTTAAACCTTTTAAAGGGCTTAGTTTTCCCTTCATGGGAGAAATTCTGCCTTTTGCTTTTGCCGATATTTTTGCCCGCGTTTCATCGCTGCGTTTTTTACCGCGATGCCAAGCAGATGCTTTTTCTTGTTGTTCTTTAGTTAATTTAGGAAATCCGCGTTTTTTAGCCAATTCAGACAAAATTAATTTTGTTTCTTCTTTATGTTTGCGGCCTTTAAAAAATGCAACCATTCCTTTATTTTGTTCTGATAATTTTCTTTTTGTTTCTTTTGAATGGCGAAATCCTGAAATTCCCTCACCGCCATTCGTAATATTTGTTAAATCAACACCCAATTCCCGCCAAAATTGAATTTGGTTTCGTTCTAAAGAAAATGCTTCTTCCTCAGATAAACCGGATGCAACAATTTTAACTTCAAATGCAGAACCAATGCGGTTCAATTTAGAAACAATTGCCTGATGATGCTTATTCCTATTTTTCATAGAAAAAGCACGGTTACCATGACCTTTACCAACGTAAAAGCATTCGTCTCTATCAAGGCGCCAATGCTCATATACGTAATAAGTGCCGCTCGTGGCCATTAGAGGCTTCCGTCATTCGCAACCAAAATACCTTCAGCCGTAAAGCCAGCAGCATATGCAGTACCAGTTGCCGACATTTGCCACTGGATATCTGTTTTTTGACCGTACGAGTTTGGATACCAACGCTCGCTGACAAAGTTCGCAACAAATGGCCGTTGGGTAATCAAGGAATTTACGCCTGCGGAATTGACCGTCCATGTGCGGTAAGTGCCATACGACCCAGAGGTGTAAACCATGTTTGTCCAGCCTTGGGCGCGTTTTAAATAGAACGTGTAGCCCGCTGGGACCGTGTAAATGGCAGATTGAGTGCGGCCAATACCAATGTTAATCTGAGCATAAGTAATGGTTTTTCCGGTATCCTGAAGCTTGATCGTTCCTGCATTGGATGACCCCGCCGAAGGAACTGCCGTAACAACCATGCTGTTAATACGGAAATAGCTATTGGTCGTATTCACGCCCGTATAGTTACCCGCCGTGAACGTAATCGTCTCAGAAATTTGGTTATAATTTGCATCAAGGCCGTTGATTAAAACAGAAACACCAGCATCTGACGAAGACGAACTAAGCAGCGTCATTGTGATAGCGGAAGCAGGGTAAGCATAGGCAGTCGCATTTTCCCATACTGGAATAAATCCAGACGTTGGAATGGCTGCCTGATATCCAAAAATGCTTACAGTCGAATGGAGACTGATTTGACCGCGCGAAACTTGAAGTTCAAATGGCTCATATGCGCCAACACGAGTGATCGATTGATTGACAGCGCCAGTTGATGTGATCGTAGCCATAATTACTTACCTTTTTTCCGTGCCGCAGCAGCGTTGTCGACGAGATTTGGCCAAGGTCTACCCGCAGCCCTTGCCCTAGCTTTAGCACTTTGCTCTTGCTTATGCGACAAGTGTTTTGTGTGGTGATCTTTGGGCAGTTTAGTTTCCCAAAATGGTTTATCAGTCATTTCCGTACCAATAAAATAATGGCTACAATATTAAGCGAAATAATCACCATCTCGCCAATGGTAAACATTAAACCCATGTCAGCATCCCCACTTGCGGAGTGATTTATTAATGCGGTTATCTGGATCAGCAGCTTTAGCTGAGCCAGTCATTTTACGGCGCATTCCGGTCATTCTGCTACAAAAATTGTCATGACGAGGATTCTCTTTATCCTTCGTCGGTGCCTTGAGGTTGTGGCCTTCTGCTCGTGCAGAAGCGCGTCCCTTGGCGTTTAACCCGCCAGACGGTGATTTACCTTCAGAACGTGTCCATGCTGCGGTCATACTGCACCCATGAGAAAGTGAGGGGGCTTTTACACCCCCTCGCTAACATTAATCGTGTTCTGGCTCGTACGACTTGTGGCCTTTTGGCTCCATGCCGCGATTTGCCGTGGAGAGTGGGTGCATATTAGCGCCGACTTCGCCACCAGCTTTACGTGCCTTACGATCTGCGCGATGCTTGGCATGTTCGCCGTGCATTGCGTGTTCTGGGTGAACATGACCACCGCGCTTACGCTTTGCGCGATGTTCAGCCTTTGGATGCTCGTGATGATGCTCTTTGTGCATCATGTTGAGGTGATGAACCTTGCCACCATGCTTGCGCTTGGTGCGGCCACCATGCTTACGCTCTTGTGCTTCGTGTTCCGTTGGCGAATCCTTGCCTTCGTACACGTCTTTAACAGCAGCATCAGCGTACTTCTCGCCGTGCGTACCGTCCTGCTCAGACTTAGATGCCTTCTTCATGGCCTATTCCCTTAGAAGTTGTAGTACTGGGTTAAGCCGAACAAGCCAGTCGCTGACTGAACATTGTAGGCTTGTGGTATCTGGCGGAACACATACTTGTTCGTGCCAGTGGACGGCGTAAGATTGACACCCGACGCATTCGCAAGGTCAATCGTGCCACGGACATCGCCCGTTGTTGCGGACGGTGTAGTACGGTCAGCAGGTAAGAACCCGTTTGCAGCAAAACCTGTGTTAGCAGCAATCGCAGTTTGCGAGTTACCAGAGTTAACAACAACTTCAGCAGCAGTATCCGAACGGATTGGCAGACCAACGATTGCAGTTGTACCGACGGAATAAGCGTGGGTCGTATCAGCCGTACCGCCCGAAAGCACTACAGACTTGATGTACTTGAACGCCTTCTTACCGTTAACAGCGTTACCTGCCGAAATCGTAATAGCTTCCGACATTGGATATCCGTAGACATCGTAGCCGTTAACCGTTGCGGTTGCGTAGGTAGCACTTGCTGCTGCAGTAACGCTTACTGCACGGCCAACCATTGCCATTGGGTTCCAAAGCCAGATTGATGGCGATTGGATGTTCGTTGGGATTGCGCAAGATTGCACGTTTGGATAGGCCAAAGTAACCGTACCAGACGTGAATGTTACGTTCTGACTTAGCTGATAAGTACCAGTTTGTCCGTTACCAACCGTTGATGAAGTTCCCGTCGTCGTAATCTGCGAACCGATATAGACGCCAGAAGATGCACCAAGGGTTCCGCCCGTTACCGTCGTAGACGATGAAAGGAGAACCATGCCGGGTCCGATTGGCATACCACTGTTTGCCGTAACCGTCAGAATACCGTTCGTTGCTGAAGCGGTGACTGAAGCATAAGCATCAAGTGCAAGAACCGTATCCGTGGCGCCCGTATCTGACCGGGTAAAGTTGGACGAATAGTAGACGCCAGTAGTAGCGGAGTTAGTCGTAACAAGCGAAAGAGTCGCGCTTGTGGGGTTTGCAGAGGCAACAATTGCTGCCGCTGCGTTTGTGTATGGGACGCCAGTGAACGAAACAATGTCACTGAAGCCGTACCACCCAAAATCCTGCGCTGCCTGTGACTCACCGGGAAGGTAAGTGAATGGAAGACGCGGATCAAGGATGCCGCCCCCCGCATAAAATAGCGAGGAGCCTAAGTCAGGGTTGTAGTCCGATGGTTGCGATGGGTTTTGCCCAAATACAATCAGTGGACCGGAGAATGCTGTATCAGCCATAGTGCCTTCTCCTTACGAGGTTGGGAACGAGCCGTAGATTGCGCGCCAGTTGTAGTAACCAAACGAATAACGCTCGTAGCCTTTGACCAGCAAGTTGTCAGTCACGAAGTCGACTTGCATGTCCGTCTCAAACTTGATGCGTTCCATATACGCCAAGCCATCAATGTTGGTGAGGAGGAACCAAGCGTAAGCCGAAGTCAAGAAGTCGTTGACCATATAGCCTTCGCTGAGACCACCTGCCGTCATCATGATTGCGTTGACGTCGTTGTCCGCAGTACCCGGACGCAATTCAGTCTTCGTGAGACGGATTGCAACTGGTTCCAACTGTGGAGGAACGATTAGTTTGCGGCCACGGGCAAAGATTTTCAAGCCAGCCTGATCTTTGAAGTTCGTGCGGACTGCAATCATTGCATTCAGCAAGGTAGCTTCGTTCAAGTCAACCTGAGTCGTTGGCGTATTAGCAACCGTACCGCCGTCAATAGGATGCGCCGTGGAGCAGAGTGCTACACCGTCACCGCCAACTGCTGCGTTGTAGGTCGTTGCCGTATTAAGGATGTTCGCGCCATAGATTTCTTTGGTCTGCTGGAAAGATTCCACCAAGCCAAGGTTCGAAGGCATGAACTGGGTCTTGTAGAGGTTGTCGTCAATAGCCTTACGGGTAATTGCGTAACCGAGTGCAATTTCCGTATGCTCTTGGTTCCAAACAAAGCGTTCGCCAGCGTTAGAATCAAAAGCGGTCTGGCCGCCTTCGGTCTTAAGCTGTGCAAGGCCGAGGTAACGCATTTCAGCGGTACGTTCGAGAGCCATTTTCGACTCATGCTTCGTAAAGATTTTGTCGTACTGAGATGAAATCATCTCGTACTTGCCTTCTACCCCGCGTAGACCGGGAAGGAGAAGGTCTCTGATCTGTGAGAGATTAACAGCCATAGTACCTTACTCCTTAGCTGATGCCAGTTGGGCCAGCGCCGTTGCTGCGTAGCCATTCGTTGTTGAAGCCAACAATGACGTTGCAGTACTGCGAGGTTGGGTCGCCGCCGTTTTGAACACCAACTTGGTAATCAATGACGACGAATGGGAAGGTTGCAGTCGTCGCGAGCGACGAAAGATATGCACCCGAACGGCCCGTTGACGTGTTACCCGAACCAATGGAGAACTGGGCATATTGGCCCTGAACGCCAGAAGTCTGCGTGGAAAGCGTACCCGTGATTGGGAACGAAGTCGTGCTGGTCTGAACGATGAAACGAGCATTCGGATCATCAATGACGTAAGCTTCTACGTCGCCAGTTGCACCCGAACCCGGCCAATAGCTGGACCAGACCGTGCGGCCAAGAGATGTGTTGAGGTATTTGCAACCAACAAAAATACCCGCGAGGGTCGTTGATCCGGGCGAAGCCTGAACAATGTAACCGTTGGCGCTGCTTACCGCTGGCATTACTGGATCGCCAGTGTAGATAGCACCTGAACTTGACGCAATACGGCGTACGGATTGAGCGAACGTAGGCGCACCACCCGCACCACCCTGATACTGCGTAAAGCCAAAATACGCTTGCGTATTAGCCATAGCAATTTTTCCTGAGTGATGAGGTTACTATGCGCCAAGCACTGTTAACCCCGACAAGATAACCCGCCTCCCACAGGGCAGGTTAGAGGCCGCCCTTATTCATTAGGAACGGGCATGGCCTCGTATGATTTCTTTACCTGTGGGCGAACGCGAGCATCCTCGCGGGTCATCGTTCCATCAGGCGTGGTGCTAAGCTGTTGTTCCTTAGAGCGGACTTGATTCCTAGCACGACGCAATTCTATAGCTTTTGCTTCGTCTGTCAACTCCTTAGGACGTTCCATCAAAATCATGCCGTCCCGCTCAATGGTAGCATAATTACCTGTAGGCATCATTGCCTTATGACGGGCATCACGGTTTGCCGGAACAGGCGTCCAGCCAGCATCGGCCAAACGAATTTGGTATGATGGGTCTTCCTGATTATAAATGGTTTTACGCTTCCATTCATATGACCAACCTTCCGGGACAATATACGGGTCAATGAAGTACTGATCCGTGTTGTCCATGTCCAAGCCCTGACGGTGGGCGCGGATTTCAGCAACGCGTTTTGCCGCACGTTCTGCGGGGCTTTCCGCACGAACTTCACCACGGATATCTGGGCGAATGTCAGAAGTTGATTTTTTAGACGTTAACTTAGTAAGCTTGGGTTCATTCTCAGCCATTTGGCTCTCCTATCAGTTAATTTTACCTTCACGCTTAAGCGCGACCATATTCTTGGCGTAATCTTCAGGGGTCATGCCCATCATGGATGCCATTTCACGCATTTCTGCGCTTAATCTGACAACTTGGGACTTGTTTGGTGTGCCAGACGCTGTGCGGGTCGTAGGTGCGGCGGGGACAGATGTCCGTTTTTGCGTTGGTGCGGCGGCGGCAGACAAAGTTATGTCTTCTCCATCGTCGACCACTCGTTGTGGTGGTTTTCTTAAGCCAAGTCGCATTTCAATATGCTGGAAATACGCATCCGAATCTAAAACATGGCCTTCGCCGACCGCATGATTATGCGCCCGAACCATATCCTCGTAGCGTTGACGGTCGCGAATTACGTCAGGATTTTGGCGAACCCATGCCGCCGAACGAGGCGATAGCTGAGAAGCAATTTGTTCAACAATATCATTGGTTTGCGGTTGCGGGTTCTTTAATCTTTCTTCTAAAGCATCTTTGCCATTTTGAAGCTGAAGTAGTTTAGCTGCGTTAAGCGAAAGCTGCTCTTGAATGGTTACGGCAGTATCGTAGTCACCTGCTGCCATAGCTTCTTTAAGATTGCGTTTAAGTGATTCGGTGCCTTGCTTTACGTTATCAATAGCACCCTTAATCATCATAAGGTTGCTGTCTTGGATTTCCGCAGTAGCTTTAGTGGCCGTTTGCTGTGCCTGATGCGCACGAGTTTCTGCCTCGAACCGAAGCTTTTTCTCTTGCTCAAGCATGGCTTTAAGTTCCGCAATGCCATCTTCTGGCGTTTGCGAATCATTAGCTGCTATTTTTGTTTCCGTTTTGTTCTCTTCAACAGGTGCTTCTGGAGCATCATCAAGAACAATTTCTTCTTCTACCTGATCCATAAGAATTTATTCCTTACCAAACTGCATCTGGAGCCGGGATGCGGCCACGGATGTCAATGTCACGCAAAACACGGCACTGAACGCCATGCACATTCATCGACCAGCCGTCAGATGGACGATAAAAAACCCAATCGTTGACATTTACTTCGACGCCTTTGAACCAATCTTGGTCATCGTCAACAAATGCTAACGGACCTTTCTTGACCACAAGACCAACTTTTCCTTGGTACTTGTCTTCCTCAACGTACTTATCCGTTAAGTGAATGCCGCTTTTTGTTTTATTTGGGCGAACATATGTTGCAATTAGAACATGCGTATTGAACACCTCAATGTCTTTAATATCGCCCAGTTCTTTAAGAATAGATTCCTTTGGGTCTACGTCATGATGCATGCGCGTATATGGCATGTTTATCCTCTTTCACCTGATTGGATGTTGCTATCTGCTTCGGACATAAGTTCACGGGCTTTGTTCAATCCGCGAATCACGCCAGTACGGAATTTGTAATCTTTGATGTCTTCGACGGTGCCATTCATAAGAATAGCAACCTCGTCGGCAATCGCCTCGTCGATGAGGCGTCCGGTTTCGTATTCAAGAAGGCTGCTATATGTTTGTACCATGCGGTATATATACACACCGCATGGTATCTATTCCTATGCCTGACTTAAAACCTAAACAGGTTATTTAAGTCCGTATTCCTTGATCTTTTCTAAACGACCAAAACCGCCACCAGCGGCGTTATCAATAACGTGCATGGTTTTCATGCCAGCCGGAATCTTACCGCCGTTTTTGCGGCCAATTGGAGGCATTCCCGGACGCCCTGCTCCCATTGGAGGCAATGCTGGTGCGCCGCCCATTGGTGCGCCCATTGGCATACCCTGTGGGGGCATCGGAGGTGCCATTGGAGGACGTGGTGGTGGAACAGGCATAGGCATTGGCATAGCAGGTGGCTGCTGAGCCGCGCTATGCGGGTGAATCATGATGTTGACGTTAGTTTTGCCCTTGGCAGAACCGCCATGCTTGCGAGCAACGCGACCGCCGTCAACACCCGGTACTTCATGCGGATATCCTTGGCGGACATACAAGCCACGGCCAGCTTCACCGCCGTCAGCGTGATGCATGCGCTTCAACGTCTTAGCTAAATTAGCTTTTTTAGCTAACTTTGGATTATCGCTATGCGCAGCCTTTTCAAGCTTCTTGGCTGGAATCTTTTCGCCAGCAGGAACATGAAGAGCCTTATGCAACGAACCCGGATGCTTAATAGCACCCTGAATCCACTTGGTTGAGCCGCCTTCAGCTTTCTTAGACTTAGCTTCACCGCCCCAGCAATGTTCTGCACGGCCACCCTTTTTATAAGTGGCTGGAACTTTTGCATCAGATGAACCTGCTATTTTAGATGCCGCTAAACCAACACCATCAGTCATTCTTTGTTTGTTTTTGGAATCATTAGGATCATTGATGTAATTTTCTCTGGATTTATCAATATACGACCCTAAAGTTCCGCCAGATAATTTCCCCGTACGTGCAGATGGCTTAACCATTTTGCGAATTAATGCTTTGTCTTCCGCAATGTCTGGATGGACAGCGCCACCCTTCTTATATCCTGTGTTAGGGTTAGTAGTAGGCTTTGGACCGACATATTTAACTGGCTTATCAGCAGGACGTGCTACAGGCATTGGAACGCGTGCTGGCAAGCCACGACCCTTCATGCCTTGTTCAATCTGGTCCTGACGAATCAAATTTTCAATTTCGCCGCCGTCATCTTTATGAGCGCGGCCACCGTGCTTACGCATTGGGCGAGCCATTGGGCCGACCATTTCCTTTGACATCGTAGGTTTAGCGGCGCGCATTGGGCGGCCACCCAAAGCTGGCATTGCAATAGGAGCGGCACCAACAGCACCAGCCATAGCCTTATGAGAACGACCACCGCGCTTCATGCCACCAACGTGCTTAACGCCTTCGCGTTCGTCGTTAGCCATCTTATTATCGCGGTTGATAAAACCATCTACCGACATTGCGCGGCCACCCTCTTTACGGGCTTTGCGGTCAGCACGCTTTTTGGCATGCATACCGTGAACTTTGCCACCCGACTTGTACTGACGCTTGCTAACTGGGCGCATGCCCGTCTGCTTGTCAGCTTCAAGCATTTCAGGGGGCGACCATGAAGATGAGTCGACCTTAGTGTGAGGCTCACCGCTCTGGATGCCTTTTAATTTCTTGGCTGCACCCTCGCGGGCCTCTTTAAGATACTCATGCATAAGTCTGCTCCTTCACTGCGCGTCCGCAGGTGTAATAAGGGAATATTAGCCTATTTGCCATATTCGCACAATAGATGTTCACGATTTGGTTTCCTTTGCCATACGAAGTGCATTCCCCATAGCATTGTTCCCATAAACCTTGCCGCCAGTTGCTAAAAACTGATTCAAATATGGGTTTTGATATACTGATGGGTCAATAAAGTTAGCGCCAAGTGATGCATATGGCGTGTTTGCTGGCGGAATATATGGCGTTTGAGGGGTATAGGATGCAACTGGAGTAGCCGCCACTGACGCCGTTGTATCTACAAGTGGAATGTAGGGGATAGGTTGCTGATTTCCGCCACCATGTCCACTAAATGGAGATGGTTCTTGTCCCACAGAGGCAGATATATCCGGCCTATATTGTCCAGTTAAAGGGTCGTAATTTTGTTTTTGATTGAACAAACCGCCGATGCCAGTACCAAGTGCCTTTAACATATCCCCCGGAATATCACTTAGTTCTTTAGTATAATAATCAACTTTTTGCTGCCCATTATCATTTATGATTCGCGCCTTTAATTGTTCCGGGGTAACATCTACGCCCTGTGCTTGAAGTGCCGCAGCCACACCTTCACGATCACCACCTGCATATTGGCCTTGTGCTTCTAATTCTGAAATTCGGTCAGAAGTTGATCCAAATATTTTATCTAAAATACTAGGTTGTTTTGCCGGGGTTATTTGCCCGGCTGTAACATTTGGATCATTTACTGCATCTGATAAATTATCTGCTGCCGTCGATCCCAACCGCTGTGTTTGAGTATCTGCTAAATTTGCACCACTCATAAGAGCAGCCATCATCCCAGCTTTAGTAACATTATTTGCTGAATTAGAAGACGCAAACGAATCACCCGATGGTGCAAAAGGAGTTGTTGCAGCAGAAGGAACCCCAGCAGCAATTTGGTTAGCATATGCGCCACGTAGACCGCCTGTAAGTGCTTCAGCAATTGCACCCGGACGTTCAAAATTACTCATTGCTGTTTGCGCAGAACCATATGCGTCATGAGACGTTTGTAAATCCTTTAATGTGGGCAAATAACTTTTATCTGTCGCAATTTCATTTAATCCATAACCCAACTGGGGAATGGCAGTTCCTTGTAAAGCAGAAGTTAAATCGCCCCCAGAAAGGCCACTTGCACCAACGGCATTTAACATTCCAGCTTTTCTAGCACCCAAATCTTGGAATAACCCCGTTGCTCCGCTAAATGGATTAATTGCAGCGGGATTTAACCCACTTTCCATTTGGCCGCCTCCCAATAATCCTGCGGCACCTTCTTTAGTAAATTCTTTATTAACTAAACTTGGGTATATCATGCCAAATGTGCTGCTTGGGTACATGGCAGCATTTAACATCGTATTTTGATAATTATACGGCGCTGCCATTCCAACATCAGTATATGTTTGGAAATTTTGTGTTTCTGGTAGACCAGTTAAATTTGCACCAGACACATCAAAGCCACGCCCAAAATCTGTTGGCCCTATAGCAGTATGTTCCACAGGTGCGCCAGTAGCTGGTTGGCCCCGGCCCATTTGCCCAGAATATGATTGATCTGGAGTAAATGTTTGCCCACCGCCTTCTGGCAAACCACGGCCCATCATTCCGGCTTGTTGCTCTGCGGATGGTTGAGATTGTTCACCACCACCACCCTCATCGCCACCGCCACCAGCATCTCCACCATCATCAAAGTGCTTACGCGCTAAATGCATAGCTTTAGCAATATGATCAATAGACCCGCCAGAAGCATGATGCATACGCGCCCAATTCTGCAATTCTTCTAATGAGTTGGGCATATCTAACTTCCGTTCATTGTATAATATGGACGTAGGATCGTCGGATGCCCTAACCATTGGTTTTTGCGCAGGATGCGTTTTAGCCCAATCCATTAATTCTTTTAATGAATGAGGCATTTCAATAGGGTCATCGTAATTTGCCATGCCTTATCTCACTGTATAACGCCGCCGGGAGTGGGTGACATAGGCACTTCATTGCCTTCAAGACGCTGAATCATGCTTGGATCAAGGATTTGCTTAACAATACCCAGCCCAGCAGGGTTTGCAGCCAAATCTTCAGCTAATTTAACCGCTGCAATACGTTCACGGCTCTCCCGATCACGCTTACGATTGGTCGCATCAAGTTGTGCATCAATGTTTTTTTGCTGAATTTCGGCCATTTTGACCTGCTCTTCAGGTGAAAGACCTTGACCGCCACCCAGTTTCTGCTGTGTTTCCTGAACTTTGGTCTGCGCTTCCATCATTTTGGATTGCGCGGTGATCATTGCGGCCTGACCAGCCATTTGAGCGGCCTGTGCTTGTGGATCAGGCTGTGGTGGGTTGTTGGTAGTGTCACGCAACAGCGAAGTAGCGTTGCTCCAACCCAATGTAAGTAATGCTTCGCGGTTCACAGCGTCCAAATTGTACAAATCAGGTGCTTGCTGAGCCAATTGAATCAAAGCTGTTACCTTCATAACGCGCTGGATATGGCTTGCCGTGTTAGGATCAGCTTGAGGAACTAATTCATAATTATCCAGTGCAGTTAGGAATGTATTCTCATCCCATTGACCTGCTGGGCGCTTGTTTCTTTGCCAGAAAGAGTTGGGATGCTCCCTAAAGCATTGTGCCAACAGCTGAAATTCGTCAGCTTGTGCCGCGTGTAAGCGCTTGTGAACGCTGTTAAGAACCTTTTGCGCTTGCTCAATGATTGCCAACGTGGTTCCGACAGGTGCATCTGACTTACCTTCGCCTACTTGCAACTCAGAAGTGCCACCTACGCGTTGGCCGTACTCACTAATTGTCTGAGCAAAACTGGCTAATGCGCCAGATGGCTCTTTATAAGGTAGCGGCATAACGGCTTGCTGAATAGCCATGCCAGCCGTATCAATTTGCGCGCCGCCTCCGGGGGGAACGCGGAAGATATTGCTGTTCTGACGGCCAGATGTCTTGGCATACAAGAAGCCGGGGAAGTTGGCATACATACCTGCGTCAAGCAATTCACGCCAAACAGCGGTCAAAGCATTTGTAGTATTACCCAAAATCTGTAATAGCCCCATGCCATAGAATTTAAGGCCCGGCACAAAATCGTACTTAACAAAATGCGTACGCGCTTCAGGTAATTCCTGATCTTCTTCATCATAATTTCTAACAATATTAAGGACTTGCTTAGATGATACGTCGATCGTTACACGGTATGGAACTTCCAAACCAGATGCCTCTCCGTCAATCTGATGCTCGTAACCTTCAATGTCTAATTCGCAGTAGCATTCATATATTTCGCGGTCCCGATCTTCAGCAATGTTGATGTCATCTTGGGTGCCTTGGATTGCGTTCTTTTCTTTTTGAACGGCGTCAAGTTCCTTCTGCTTGGCTTGTCCCAAATCGACGTCACGGTAGGCACCAATAATCTGCATCCGTTTGACAACCGAAGGACGCATAGAGATTCGATGGGTAATACGCCGAGCATT